GTATATGATAACGTAAATGATGCAAATAAAGAAAAATTAGACAACCTAATGAAAACAAAAGAAGGTATGATGAAAGTTGCAAATCTTTCAATGAAAATGCTGAAAGAAGGCAGACTTGATGAATATTGGTTTATTCCCGCACTCATTGGCGGCGCTGCGCGGGCGGTTGGTGCTGTTGCAGGCGCTGGACGGGCGGCTGGTGCTGTTGCAGGCGCTGCACGGGCGGCTGGTGGTTTAGGCAAAGGTTTAGGCAAAGTGGCCAAAGTGGCTAGGGCTGTTAGTGGAGCTAAAACTATAGCTCATGCCGCAGGCGGTTTGAAAAATGCTTATGACGATCCAACTTACAAACGCGCTACCGGCAAGCATCTTGAACACACTGATTGGCGGTTAGAAATGAAAGCAGATGATATAATGAATTCTGCAATTGATAAGGCAAATAAAAAATAAAATAATCTATTGACAGTCTAACAATACTATGCTATATTAAATGGAGTTCTTGATAGAGCTCCATTTTTTATATCTAATTAGGAGATTATTATATGTCACTAGATTCAGTAACAAGCGAAGAAAAAGCAAAACTAAAGCAATTAGTAGACGAAGGATGTTCTGTTCTACAAGAAGTAGATGACCTTAAAGGTGGGTTACGTGATACAGTTAAGGCAATTGCGGAAGAACTTGATATCAAACCGTCAGTACTAAATAAAGCCATCTCATTAGCACACAAAGCAAATCTACAGGGCGCAAAGCAAGACTTTGAAGATGTAGAAACAGTACTTGAAACTGTGGGACGTACACTATAAATGAGTTATGTAGATGCATACTACAACAAAGACAAAGATATTGTAAATGTTGTTGAACGCAAAGACGGCAAGCGTATCTACCAAGATTTTCCTGCGTGGCGTACATTCTATGTGCGTGACGATAGGGGGTCACACACTAGCATTCACGGTGAGAAAGTTCGTCAGGTGAAGGTCAAGAGACTCAAAGATATGCATAAGGAATTACGTCTTTGCAGTAATAAAAAAATATATGAAAGTGATATTAAGCCAGAGGTTAGATGTCTTGCTGAAAATTATTTAAACTTAGATTCACCAAAATTGAATGTAGCATTTTTCGATATTGAAGTTGATTTTGATGCTACTAAAGGCTTTGCGCCTCCTGAAGATCCGTTCATGCCAATCACTGCAATTACTGTACATTTACAATGGACAGACCAACTTGTGACGTTTGTTATGCCACCAGAGCATATGAGGGATGGCGACGGTCTAATAGAAGCACAGCGTCTATGTGATAAATTTTCAGATACATTTCTGTATCTAAGCGAAGCAGACATGTTAAACGACTTCTTAACATTGATAGAAGATGCAGATGTTCTTAGTGGATGGAATAGCGAAGGCTTTGATATTCCATATACAGTGAATCGAATTGTTAAGGTTTTAAGTAAATCACATACTCGTAAATTATGTTTATGGGATCTTCTTCCAAAATCAAAGACTATTATTAAGTATGGTAAGGAACAAAATAGTTATGTATTGAGTGGACGCATTCATCTTGATTATCTAGAATTGTATCGTAAGTATACATATCATGAAATGCATTCATACTCACTTGATGCTATTGGTGAGTATGAACTTAATGAACGTAAAATTGCGTATGAAGGCACACTAGACCAACTATATAATCAAGATTTTTATAAGTTTATAGAATATAATAGACAGGATGTTGCATTACTTGATAACCTGGACAAAAAACTTCGATTTATCGATCTGGCAAATGAAATTGCACATGATAATACTGTTAATATTCAGACCACAATGGGCGCTGTTGCTGTTACTGAACAAGCAATTATTAATGAAGCGCACAGACGAGGCATGGTTGTTCCTGACAGGAAGAAACGTAGTTGGGATGTTGAAGATGAAAATTACGAACCAACACTAGAAGAAGAAGCGGCTGCAGAAGCACAAAAGGCAGCCGGTGCCTTTGTTGCGAATCCACAAACTGGTATACAACGATGGGTAGCAGGTATTGATATTAATTCACTATATCCTAGTATTATTCGTGCATTGAATATGTCGCCTGAAACTATTACTGCACAACTCAGACAAGATTATACAGAAGAAATGATACAAAATCGTATCAGGGCTGGACGGGGTGGAAAGAACAAAGGCTTTGGTGCTGCGCAAGCATGGGAAGATACATTTTCAACTGAAGAGTTTCGCTTTTTTAATGAAAAAGATAAAGCAAATATTATGAACTTAGATATGGAAAATGGGGAAGTACACAAAGTATCAGGTGCGGAAGCATTCGACTTAGTATATAATTCAGGTCTTCCATGGGCTATAAGTGCGAATGGCACTATATTTAAACAAGATATACAGGGTATTATTCCCAGTCTATTAGAACGTTGGTATGCTGAACGTAAAGTTCTTCAAAAGAATATGCGTGAAGTTAGAGAAAACGGTGGCACAGATGAAGAAATTGCGTTCTGGGATAAACGACAACTCGTTAAGAAAATTAACTTGAACAGTCTATACGGTGCGATTCTAAATCAAGGTTGTCGATTTTATGATAAGCGTATCGGGCAATCTACTACTCTATCAGGTCGTTGCATCACAAGACATATGGGTGCGAAAACAAATGAAGTAATCGATGGCACATATGATTATAAAGGCAAGTCTGTAATTTATGGCGATACTGACTCTATCTACTATTCAATGTATCCATCATATCAAAAAGAAATTGATAATGGAGATATCAAATGGGATAAAGAAATTGCTCTTACGATGTATGATGAAATCGCTAATCAAGTTAATGATAGTTTTCCAGATTTTATGAAAGAGTTTTTTAATTGTCCACGTAGTCAAGGTGAAATCATTGCCGCGGGTCGGGAGAACTTAGCAACAATGGCTATCTTTATTAAAAAGAAACGTTATGCTATGCTTATCTATGACGATGATGGTGTCCGCCGTGATGTAGATGGCAAGCCTGGCAAAGTAAAAGCAATGGGTCTTGATCTAAAGCGAAGTGATACTCCTGATTATATGCAAAACTTTCTTAGTGAATGCCTTGTTAAAGTTCTCACAGGCGGTGAGCAAAAAGATATTATTGAAATGGTTAAAGAATTCAAAAAAGAGTTTCGTGAAAAGCCTGGCTGGGAAAAGGGCACCCCTAAACGTGTCAATAATTTAACTAAGTTTAAAAATGATGTATCAAAATATAAACATGCAAAAAATGCAGATTTTAGATTACGAAGTTCAGAAGACAAACTGGAAAAGCCACGTTTGCCAGGACACGTTAGTGCTGCATTAAATTGGAATACTTTACGTGAAATGAATAGTGATAGGTACTCGATTGAAATAACTGATGGTATGAAAACTATTGTATGCAAACTGCGTGATAATCCAATGAAAATGACAAGTATTGCATATCCAATTGATGAACCTCGTATTCCACAATGGTTTCAGGATCTTCCATTCGACCATGATTCTATGGAAGTAGCAATCATTGATAAAAAGATTGATAATCTAATTGGTGTTCTAAAGTGGGATCTTAGTGCTGCAAACACCAGTGAACAATTTGAAAATTTATTTGAGTTTTGAAATGGCTAAAAATACGTATACAAAACTAGTACAAAACTTGGGAAGAAATGCAGCATCAGACGAATGTTATACTCCGCCTGATAGCATAGAACCTCTATTGAAGTACTTAGATAAAGATGCGACTTACTACGAAGCAACAAGTGGCAAGTCAGGTCTTATTATAGAAGGGTTTACCAAATTTGGTTACAATATTGAGCCAAGCAAAGGTAAAAATTTCTTTGAATGTGTCCCAAGTGATGTACATGACGGAGTAATTACAAATCCTCCCTATTCACTAAAAGATAAGTTTATCAGGCATTGTTATGATTTGGGCAAACCATTTGCATTATTCTTGCCCGTTGCAAGTTTTCAAGGAGCGGGAAGAGGCAAAATGTTTATGGAATATGGTATGTCTGCGCTAGTTTACAATAATCGTGTTGACTTTACTGGTGGCGGCTCACCACCATTTGGAAACGCTTGGTTTATTCATGGTTTCTTACCGCCCAACACTATCTACTGGGTTGACAATCCATCTACAGCAAACCCAAGAAAAACTAAAGAAAAGCAAGTATCTCAATTCGATATTTTGTTTGAATAAAACACTTGACATTATAAAATCAACATGCTATAAACGAATCATAAACTATATTCGTAACTAATATGGGAAAAATATAAATGTCAATATCGGTAAGTAATCAACTTAAAATAACATTACCCAGTGCAACATTATCACTTTTGTTAGGCACAACTGCGATTGCAGATACAAGCTTTATGCAACTGGATAATGATGGAATATTACAGAATGAGTCAGTGAAGGTTGGCATCAATCGACAAACAGGCTCATTTGGTAGTGGTAAAAGTAATTCACCAGGTATACTGTTCGATCCAGATGGTGGCGGTTCATTTAATACATCATATGATTTTTTGACTCCGGGCATTGCATTTGATGGGCAATCTATCAAAATTGATGGTACAAATTATAGAAATAATAATTCATCTTCTAGGATCGATATCACTGCAAGCAGTGATTTAGTAAATGAACTTAATACGCTTACATGGAACGGAAGTCTAGTAAACAACTCATCCACTTGGTTATTAGAAAATACGTTTAAATTAGATTCCGGAAATACATTCGTTGATGTAACTACAACTATCACAGCAGGTGCTGATGCAGATACAGTCTATTATAGTAAGCACACTGATCCTGACTCACAAGGAGATCCAGGAGATAGTAATTTAACTAATAATGTTATTGGCTATTCAGGGATACCAGATACTAATATTGCAATCGGGGAAGCAACCGTTTCAGGTTACGCTATTGGTGTATCTACTACTGATACTAACACAACAGCAGGTATTCAAAATTGGTCGACTCAAGCAGATGCATATGACGGTACAATTTATACTGATGATGATGGTAATTCCTTGAACTATGGAAATGGCGATAATACAATTGGTCTCAGTTGGTTGTGGACTGATGTCAAGGAAGGGGATACTCTTACCGCCAATTACGCATATATTTTAGGTGAATCTATCTTTGATGCTATTGAAGATTCAGAAGGTTCCGGTGGCGGCGCAGATAATGATTGGACAGTAGAAGATATTGGTTCCGCAACAGAGGCAGCAATTGCTGCACCAGAGCGTGAGGCTGCGGAAGAGGCAGCACGTGTAGCAGCGGAAGAAGAGGCAGCACGTGTAGCAGCGGAGGAAGAGGCAGCACGTGTAGCAGCAGAAGAGGCAGCACGTGTAGCAGCAGAAGAGGCAGCGCGGGTTGCAGCGGAAGAAGAGGCAGCGCGGGTTGCAGCGGAAGAAGAGGCAGCACGTGTAGCAGCCGCAGAAGAGGCAGCACGTGTAGCAGCAGAAGAGGCAGCCGCAGAAGAGGCGGCGCGGGTTGCAGCAGAAGAGGCGGTGGTGGAAGAGGAAGTGATACAAGTTTCTCCTGTTATTAGAACTTTTCGTGTATTACGTATGGCTGCGCCAGTTGTAACAAGTACTTCTGATGAAACTATTTCATCAACAACAGAAACACAAAGTACAACTTTGCCAGTAGTAGTAAATAATATAACACTATATGATTCTACAGTTGACAATAACTTGCAAACTATTTCCAAGCAAGATATCACAACCGTAACAACACCAATGGATATTGTAACAACCACATTTGTTCGTACTACTGAAACATATGATAATGGATCAGTTATGGTAACCGATGGTGACGAAACTAGTACAACATTAGTAAGAAATGATGTTGTCACAACATCCAGTGATATTGAATCTGTTGTTGGCAGGGTCGACCAAGTAGAACAATTGATAGGAATAGATATTCATAGAAATATGGATATTGGGCAAGGTATCACAGTTACTAAAACAGAACACAAAATGAATAATGGCTATAGCGCAAAATCAACCGTTTATAGTATTGGAATTGAAGATATCTCAAGTACCGATAATATTGTTACAGGCATAGAATATAATGAAGTCAATACAACTATGAACGGCAGCGATAGTAATGGCAGTATTAGTTCAGACGCAGTAAGATTTGATATTGGTAAAACATTAAATGACAATGATACAAAATTAACAGCATCATTTAATCATACCACATCTGATATTTCATATTCTAGAGTTGTTGGTGATTATTCAGCCGCTGGTGAAACTACATCAACCGATAATTATATTAGTCTTATGTTAGAAAAAGAAACCGGCAATTTTCGTCCATTCGTTGGTTACACAATTGGACAACGAAAAACACAAGGCTACACTGAAACTGGTAGTGTATTGGCGGTTCTAGATTATGCAACTGAGAAAGATACATATAATTATCCAACAGTTGGTTTGAATGTTAATTATGATGTATTTACTGCAAGTATTCGCAAGGACTTTGACGAATATGACACTACCAGAATTGGTCTAGATGTTAATAAATCCATCAATGACAAATTAAATTTGATGGTAGGGTTTAATCGGAATATATCAAACTATGACACCAGTAATTCTATTACTGCGGGTGCACTTTGGACTTTCTAAGATTATAAAAATACAAAGTTGTCGATTTATATTGACAACTTTACTTAATTATGATAATATATAACGTATAAAACATAGGAGAACGCAATGCGTGACATTTTAAAAGATATTGTAAAACACACACACTCACTTGGTATTATTCAAGCAGTAAAAGTAACAACAGATGATACAAGTACAATGCTAGATGCAATGGATGATGATAGAACTGTTGTTCTTCGTGCCAAAATGCATAAACGTGTAGACGAATTTGATGGTAAGTTTGGTATGGGACGATTGGGCGTTCTTAATGGATATCTATCATATGAAAATATTGATGATGATGGTAAAATGCGCGGCGCTGATATCACAGTGAGAACCTCAGAACAAAATGGTGAAGTTGTCCCAACAGAACTAGGGTTCTCAATGAAAGGTGTATTTGACTCAACTTATCGTGTTATTGCAAGCAGCTATGTTGATGCTCAGATTAAAACAGCAAACTTTAAAGGTGCAAAATGGGATGTCGAAGTAATTCCTTCAGCCAAAGCAGTAAAAGATTTACAAACATTTGCTGGTATTCTTAGCGCATATGATCCATTATTTACAGTAAAAACTGATGGCAATGATTTAATGTTTTATATCGGTGATGCATCAACTGATAAATTAAGTTTGACATTTGCCTCAAATGTAGAAGGAACCCTTAGTACCGGTTGGAGTTTCCCACTCTCAACAGTTTTAACAATTTTGAGACTAGGTGATACTTCATCTATGAGTATAAAAATTTCTGATCAAGGGGCAATGGCAATTCATGTTGATTCAGGTATGGGTCTTTATGAATACATTTTGCCAGCAAAATCTGGAAACTAACATAATGGTAAAAGACTTAGGTAAAAACAATATCAATAGCGGATATGCAGTATTTCTACCCGCTATCTCTAACTTCTATGTTCGCAAAGTATCACAGCATTATGCAGGTACGACAGACATGTTTCCTCCTGAGCGTATCCCTGAGGGGTTTGAATATGGGCTAGATGGTCTAAACATCTTAGACAAAGATAAAGGCTATGTGTATTATTCACATGGTCTTTATTCTGCTGGTCATGCTGAACTAGATTTAGAGAAAACTAAAATCGAAGATGGCATGGTTGTGAACCGTGACCGTGAAAACACTGTTCTAGTTGGGGATTCAGGCGGGTATCAGATTGGTACTGGTGCGTGGAAACTTGATTGGAATAAATTCTATGATGCTGATGGGAGTTGGCATGATGCACGGCATGGTATTATGGCATGGCTTGAAGAATATTGTGATTACTCTATGACACTTGATATTCCAGGTTGGGCATGTTTGCCACAGTACCGTGATAAGAACGGTATTAAAAACTGGGAAGAATGCGTAGATAAGACAATCTTTAATCATGAATACTTTATTAAACACCGAACACCTGGTAAGACTAAGTTCTTAAACACTCTACACGGTTCTAATTGGGACACTAGTGAAAAGTGGTATGAGAAGGTCAAGCACTTCAATGACAAGTCAGTATATGGCGATAGAGCATTTGAAGGTTATGCGATGGCTGGTGATCATGCAGGTGATGCTGAATTGTTATTGCGTAGACTTATTCGTTTACGTGATGATGGTCTTCTTGGTCAGGCAGACCAAGACGATGTTTGGATTCACACGCTAGGTATTAGCGTTCTCCCATGGGGTGCAATGTTGACTGCAATCCAACGACAACTAAGAAAACATGTTAATCCAAACATTACAATCTCATTTGATGCTGCGTCTCCTTACATTACAGCGTCAAAGGGATTGGCTTATGACTACCCCGACTTGAATGGCAACGCTTGGAGTTACAAAACTAAGAAGTTAAACTGGAGACAAGATATTACCAATGATACCCAGCCCTGGTTATATGAAGGTGAAATTGGCTCAAGATTAAACATGCGTGATATTAACTACATGCAACCTGGAATGCTAAATCGTAATAAAAAAGAAGCAAAATCAAGTTGGGATAGCCTTTCATATATTCTTATTCAAGCACATAATACTGAATATCATATACGCGGGATGCAAGATGCAATCCGTAGGTTCGATCATGAGTATGAGATGTTAAGAGACAAGATTGACATTAATACAATAAATTTAGGGAAAACAAATGTACTATCAGACGTAGTCCCAGATAGAGTTTTATATTTTGCAAAGTTTGTTGAAGTATTGTTTGATCCTAATACAAAAGATCCAATGGATATGCTTACTAATTATAAAGCCTTTCTTCGTAAGTGTGAAGGGTCACGTGTTCAAAATATTTCTACTACTCCAGACTTTATGAAATTTGAAGAGGCGGGGGTTAAGACAGAAGAATATATTAATGCAGTTAAAGGAAAGAAAAAAGAATATAAACATCCAGAAAGTGTTGATGCTTTATTTGGATAACAATAAGGATTGAAAATGAAAATTGATAAAAAAATAGCAAGACTAGAACAACTAAAAATCGAACATAGGACACTTGACGATAAGATACAAAAAGATTATAATCTCAGACTAGATGTTAGTGAACTTAAAATGAAAAAATTAAAATTGAAACAATCAATTTTAGCAATGGAAAGAGAACTTGAAACTAATGGCTAGTTATTATGATTATATGAAACGGCGCAACAGAGAAGAGGACGCTAAATTGACAGAAACAAGTACAACTATTAATGTACCCATGACAACAGCAAAACGTTGGATTTGGGTTACATTTAAACGTGAAGGTATTCACTGCTATCCAGCAGCACTAGAAGATCCTGCACTTGCTACAGGTGATGAATATGATGTGTCATTCTTGGGATATCCGCATCGCCATCAATTTCACTTTCGAGTAGCAATCAAAGTAACACACAACGATAGAGACATTGAATTTATTCAATTTCAACGTTGGCTAGAGAACTTGTATAAAGATGATGTTATTCAACTTGATCACAAATCATGTGAAATGATGTCTGATGATTTGTTCAATCAAATCGTTGCGAAATATCCCGGACGAGATATCAAAATTGAAATCTCCGAAGATGGTGAAAACGGAGCATTGATTGAATACAATATCTAAAAGAATTTCATTACCATATATGGTAATGAATAATGGTATCTGGTTTGGATATTAATAACTAGTACTAGAATATCTACACATTCATTAAAAGGGCAAAACGAATGTTATATCTTATAGACTTGGAAAGTGTTGAATCTCGCTATACTAAGCAGTGGAAAACACATCTCCCCACATTGTTACGAAGCAACGGCATTGATGTTAATGTGATTGAAGGTCCAACTGATATCCCAGCATCTACTACACCGGGTGCATTTCTTAACTTTGGAGGTACAAATATCTATAAGAGCGCACAGTTAGAACAAATAGCGAAATTGTTCTGTGATGGTAAAATCCATGATGGCGATTACTTTCTTTATACTGATGCGTGGAATCCCACTGTCATCCAGTTGAAATATATGGCAGAATTACTTGGGATAAAAATCCGTATAGGTGGATTATGGCATGCTGGTAGTTATGATCCCCAAGATTTTCTAGGTCGCTTAATTGGTGATGCCTCATGGGTTCGAAAAGCAGAAATGTCAATGTATGACTGTTACAATGATAACTTCTTTGCTACTCGCTTTCATATTGATCTCTTTACAAATACGTTTTGGGATAATGATCGTGACATCGACAGGCAACTACTTCACTCTATTAGACAAGTGGGTTGGCCGATGGAGTATATCGAAACTGATCTTGGTGCATATAAAAATAATAAAGCGAAAGAGGACATAATACTATTTCCACATCGTATCGCACCTGAGAAACAGCCAGAAGTTTTTGATTATATTGCTGAACAAATGCCCGAATATAAGTTCATCAAATGTCAAGAACTTGAGTTATCCAAACCAGATTACCATGACTTATTAAGTAAATCAAAGATGGTATTTAGTGCCAACTTACAAGAAACATTAGGTATATCAATGTATGAAGGAATTGTAGTTGGAAGTGTGCCAATGGTACCAGATAGATTATCATACAGTGAAATGTGGAGTGAACAATTCAAGTATCCAAGTGACTGGACTACTTCATTGGATTCAACAAAAAAGAACATAGAGAATATTAAAGCATATATTCGTACCCAAATGAATAAGAATTCTGATATTCAACCTATACTACAAGAAGAAATTAATAGAGTTGCAAGTTTTTATTCAGGTGGTGATTTAATAAAACACCTAAATAATAATACTTGACACACTAATTAATATATAGTAATATTATATACAAGCAAATTAATAAAATAGAAAGGAACATAGTATATGACAAAGACTTCCGAAATTATCAAATCACGTTTAGAAAAAGAAGGCATACGTTACTGGGCAGGAGATAATATCTCTGCAGTAATAGATGAAAATGATAAATGTAATCTGATAGACGAACTTACTGAAAAGTTTGAAGGTGTATTAGATTCACTACTAATCGATAGATGGACCGATCCTAACTCAATGGATACTGGTAGACGGTTAGCCAAGATGTATATAAATGAACTTATGGCTGGACGTTATAATCCGCCTCCGCCTGCTACTGCATTTCCAAATGAACCAGATAATGTTACAGGTGACAAATATGAAGGCATGCTAGTTGTCCGTTCAGAACTGACCAGTGTATGTTCGCATCATCATCAGCCAGTTAATGGCATTGCTTATATTGGAATCATTGCGGCAGATACTTTGATTGGTCTTAGCAAATATACGAGGATTGCACAATGGTGTGCACGAAGAGGGACACTACAAGAGGAACTTGCTATGGATATTAACAGAGAAATCCGTAATGCTACAGGCTCAAACGATGTTGGTGTTTATATTCAAGCGACACACGGTTGCTGTGAAAATCGTGGAATTATGGCACATAGTTCACTTACCCAGACAACAGTTCTTAAAGGATCATTCTTTGATAATCCACATGTAAAACAAGAATTCATGGACAATATTAAACTACAACAGGAGTTTAGTTGCTAATGAAACTAAGATATAGTGAAGCATTTTATAGTGTGCAAGGCGAAGGCAAGTTTGTAGGAGTACCTAGTGTATTCCTACGTACCTTTGGTTGCAACTTTCGTTGTCAAAACTTTGGACTAAATAAAGATAGAGAAAAGTCTCGTTATAATCCAGAAGTTGAACAACTTATCAAAGATGGCGTACATGAGACAGTAAAAAAGTTTGAAGACTTGCCTATTATTCACACAGGTTGTGATACATATGCTAGTATCTACCCAGAGTTTAAACACCTTGTGTTTGATAGAACAATTGATGAAGTAGTTGATCATTTATTGTCTTTAACTCCAGAAGGAAAGTGGACACAAGATAATGGTCAAGATATTCATCTAATTCTAACAGGCGGTGAACCTTTACTTGCCTGGCAAAAATTGTATGTAGAATTATTCGAACACCCACGTATGCAGGATCTAAAAAATGTCACTTTCGAAACCAACACTACGCAGCATCTTTACGATGAACTCTTTAATTATTTCAACAATAATGAAAAACTTCAAGTCACTTTTAGTTGCTCACCGAAACTATCCGTTTCAGGCGAGTCTTGGGATGATGCTATTAAGCCTAATATTGCTTATGAGTATAATATTTTGGACACTAGTGACGTTTACCTCAAGTTTGTTGTTGCTGATAGAAACGATGTTGACGAAGTTACTAGGGCTGTTCAGCAATACCGGGATGCCGGGTTGGAATGTCCAGTATATCTTATGCCGATGGGGGGACGCAGTGAAGAATATTCCCTCAACGTACAAGAAGTGGCGGAACTCTGCATGGCAAAAGGATGGAGATTCACACCCAGACTCCACATATCTTTATTCGGAAATGCCTGGGGGACTTGACGAGGTTACGAAATATAATCGTGGTATTACATCAGAGGAACAACTAGAGAATATTAGGAAAAAATTATGAAAGACCCAAAAGTATCAGATATGGTTAAAGAGTTACGTTTATATGTAGATAGTATAAACAAACTCAATAAGAAGTTGTATAAGCAAGGAGTGTCATATAGATTGAACGATGGGTTTGATGATGACCAAAATGCAAAACTAGTTGAAATAAGACATCTACAACAAAAAGTGGAGTATTAATATTATGAGTAAAGTCAAAGACTGGTTCATAACAATGCTTATGGATTCAAAAAGTAAAGAAAAATATATCATTGAAAAAGTTATAGATAGTGATACAAAAGAAAGAAAACTATTAGATTATAAATTAAAGCATAAAGAAATTTCATCAGATGAATTTGATAAGTCTACTGCAACATTAAATGAAGAACCATATATACGTGTTGTAAGTTTAGAAATGGATCCAACATCACCAAGTGCAGGATACTTTGAACTGGATTTCAATGAACACTTTGTTGAATATCTTGCCAACAGCGGATATGCGGGCATAGAACCAGGTGAAATTGTAGATAATTGGTTTAATGATTTATGTCAAAATATTGTAATGGAAGGACTTGAAGATAGTGAAGGTATTACAAAAAGTGTCGATTCTTCTAGCAAAGAAGGCTTAATCATTCAAAAATTAAAAACTGATGATGGCAATTCAGAATACTCTTGACATTAGTATTTAAATCATCTATTATAGAATCATAATTTAAAAACAGAGGTAATAATGGCTACTTTCATTCTCGTTGACAGTCTTAATATGTATCATCGTGCAAAACATGTAACTCACCGTGGTGCGGATATCGATACTAAAATTGGCATGTCATTTCACATTATGATGTCAAGTGTAAAAATGTGTTATAATATGTTTAACGCAGACCATGCAGTATTTTGCTTAGAAGGCAGAAGCTGGCGCAAAGACTTTTATACACCATATAAAGCACAGCGTAGAGCCGCACAAATGGCAAAAAGTGAGCGTGAGCAAGAGGAAGACGCTATTATGTTTGGCGCATATGATAGTATGATTAAGTTTCTAGATGAACGTACTAATTGTACTCTATTGCAGAACCCAGAAGCAGAAGCAGATGATATGATTGCGCTGTTTATTGAATCACATCCAAATGATCATCATGTTATTATTAGCAGTGATAGCGATTACCAGCAGTTGATTTGTAACAATGTAACAATATATGATGGTGTTCAAAATCGTATTATTACACCTGACGGATTCTTCAAAGATGATAAGAAACGCACTCCTATAAAAGATAAGAAAACTAAAGAAGTATTAGCTGCGCCTGATCCCGAATGGTTGCTATTTGAAAAGTGCATTCGTGGTGACACAAGTGATAACATATTCAGTGCCTATCCTGGATGTCGCAAGAAAGGTACAAAGAATAAAGTTGGCATGATCGAAGCATTTGAAGACCGAAACACGGGTGGTTTTAATTGGAATAACTTCATGTTACAACGATGGACAGATCATAATGGTGAAGAACATACAGTACGTGATATGTATGAACGTAATAAAAAATTGATTGACCTTACTGCGCAGCCACAAGATTTAAAGATAAAGTTTATCGAAACCATTGCGGAACGCAGTATACCTAAGACAAAAGCAGGTGTAGGGATTAACTTCCTACGTTGGTGTGGAGAATGGGACTTACAAAATCTGGCTAAAGCACCGGATGAAATGGCTGCAATTCTTAACAAAGCATATCCACATGCTTAGATATATATTTGATGTAGATGGAACACTAACACCAAGTAGAGGGGCAATCAATGCCTCTTTCTTGCGTTTCATGTTAAAGTTCTGTAAATCCAATAATGTATATCTTGCAACAGGAAGTGATGCGCCTAAAACAATTGAACAGATAGGTAATAAACTATTCAATACTGTAAAACGCTCCTATAACTGTAATGGAAACTCTGTATGGGAAAAGGGTGTAAATATACATAATAACCCATGGAAGATAAAAGTGCCAGCGCATCAAACATTAAGATACTGGTTAGAAAATACACAATTTCCACATCTTACCGGTACACACATTGAAGAACGTCCAGGTATGGTTAACTTCTCAATTGTAGGACGGGGTGCTAATACTGAACAACGTGCAGAGTATGTAAAGTGGGATAAAGAATACAATGAACGTGAAAACATGGCATTGTATATTAATTACAACGATGATGAATTTAAAGATGTAACTGCAACTGTGGGTGGTGAGACTGGTATTGATATAGGTCCCACTGGTTCTGATAAGAGCCAGATACTTAAAGACTTCAATAAAAGTGATATAATTATATTCTTCGGTGACGGTATCTTTGATGGCGGAAATGACTACACATTAGCACAAGCAATTAAGAAAAAAGGCGTAGGTAGAACCCATAAGGTATCCAGATGGGAAGAAACATATGAGATTTTAAAGAATGTATACAGTTGAAATAATAAAAGATAAGTTCTGGATTGTAGAAGACTCAGGTATAAAACTTGGTCTTATCCGTAAGACTGAATCTTCTGACTTTGAAGTAATCATGCAAGATGCTGTAGATGTAGAAACTCTGAATTTAGATTCTCTAACCTTAAAATTTGGACGTAAAATTCTTGAATCAAAACAAGTAAAGAAAACTGTAAGTGTTGATTATGGCAAAGATATAGATGAAGTTGAAAGTTATCCATCCAAGCATAAAGCATTTAACAAAGGACTTGATAAGAATAACATACCAATATATACAAAAACAGATAAATCAAAAGTGTTGTATGCTGCAGGTTATTATGGCCTTGCATTCCCAGGCGCAGGTTGGAAGAACGCATACTGTGTAAAGCGTGAAACGCTAGATACATACGAATATATAGGTCCATTTAAAACAAAGACACAACTGGAAGCAGAAATTGCTAGAATTAACAAATGAATGATTATAACCAAATAAAAAGTTTCTTGCTGTCGATTAATAAATCTGCAGTTAGAAAAGATAAACATATTCGTATAAGTATAGAAGATGCAGTTAAATTACAAACAGAATTATCTCTACTTCTTATGGAATTAAAAGATACAAACACAGAACCAAAAACAGTCACATTTGACGGAGGAAAATTTTAATGCCAGATTTTAACGCAGTTATGATTATAGGACACTTTGTAGTTTCTATATTTCAAATTCCATTAGGACAACCACTATATCAATTTATGCCATTTCCAAGTATGGATAGATGCCAAGAATATGTACAATATGTAGTAACACCACCAGCAGGTTTCACTATGGATCTAGAATACAAAATGTATAAGACAGCACAATGTGTTACAAAAGAAGAATTCCAAAGACAAATGGAATTGTATAATAAACAAAATGCAGCACCATCAACTCCAGAATTACCAGAAGACAATAACGATGGATGGAATTAAGATAAATATACTATAATACCAATAAGGAATATAGTTTATGAAATATCTAAGTAAAGCACGTGAAGTCGTAATTTTAACAATAAAATCAACTTGGATTTATAAACAATTAAGAAAACTTATTTCTAAACCGTTATACTTATTACTAATTTTAGCAGTTATAGTACTGGGCGGAATGCATATAAAAAATTATGTAAATTTATATATAGTAGAATATAAAAGACTAAATGATGCATCTGTCCAGGCAGAAAAACTACAAGCAGAACAAGAAAAGCATTTAAATTTTACTAAGATAGATGATTTCTTATACACATTAACTGGTAGTGTTGGTAGTGGCGACTGTGACCGTATTGTACTTAATATGCCGATGGACTTTACTGTTATTTTAGAAAGCCCTGGCGGCAATCTTGCAGAAGGTTCATGTATTGCAGCACATTTCAAACTAAGAAATGTTGTAACAGTAGTTCGTGATACACCAGTAATGAATGCCGAAGGCAAAATTATATACTCTCCTGGCAACGTAGGAGATGAATTAGATATCGACCACCTAAAAAATAAAACAGTATGTGCAAGTGCATGTGGTCTTATATTTTTGGGCGGAGATAGAAGATATCTTATAGGCGATGTATGGTTTGGTATTCACGGACCCGGCACGCCAGAACAATTTATTAATAGAATGCCGGCAAGACAGGCAGAATCAGGAGCATATCGCACTGCTAGTAATCTCTTGGGATTATTGGAAGAACTAGGTGTGGATGATCCAGAAGTTCGTAAATTGTTCATACAAATCCCAAATCAAACAATGTATTGGTTGAAACCAACTGATTTTGAAGCTAAACCGGCACTAATTTCTTTAGCAACAAACTATGTAAATTTTTGGGGGTTGACTACCGCAACACTTGATCCAGTATAAGGATAAGGTTGCCTAATAGGAGGACTACAAAATGCTAAAGAGTTTCTTTTGGACTCCATCGCAATTTCTATATGCTTGGCTAATGCTTGCTTGGCTGTTATTTATTGGATGGTATAATGTTCAAATTCTAGTTTATTATAACGCATGGAACCGCGAGTTTTATGATGCTATACAAACACTACAAGAAGCAAGATTTTGGGAGCTGTTCTGGAGTTTCAATCCAGTTAGACTATGGGAGTTTATCACGTTCAGTATGGACGAAACAACCACTGTTCCTAGTTTCTTAGAAATACTTCTTATCTATGTACCAATGGCAACATATGCCACATGGCAAACACAGCGATTTACATTCCGTTGGAGAGAAGCAAATACACACTACTATCTAAAGCGTTGGGAAAACTCAACAGCGAAAATCGAAGGTGGTTCACAGCGTATTCAAGAGGATCTAATGATCTTTGGTAAAACGTTACAATCACTATTCACTGGTTTTGTCAATAAGATTTTCATTCTTGCTGCTTTCTTACCCGTATTGTGGACATTAAGTGAGGGTCTACCGGTTTGGAATGGTCAAATTATTCCTGGCTTTCTAGTATGGGCTGCACTTATTATGAGTATAGGCGGCACACTATTATCATTCTTACTGGGTATCAAATTACCAGGCTTAGAGTATAAAAACCAAGTTGTCGAAGCAAAGTTTCGTAAAAAATTGGTACACAGCGAAGATGATTTCAAAGAACGTTTATCAGAAGACTTGTTTCCAATGTTTGCATCAATCAAACGTAACTATTATCGCCTGTTCAATTACTATATGGGCTTTGGTATCTGGCAGACTGGCTTTTCATTACTAGCAGGTAATGTTGCTATTGTAATATTAGCACCAAGTTACTTTGCACAGTTAATTACATTCGGTGTGCTTATACAAGTGCTTAATGCATTTGGCAGAGTAGAAGGTGCATTAACATTCTTTATCGATAGATGGACAACAATTGTTGATTTTCAATCTGTAATTAAACGATTAAGAGAGTTTAACAAGGTACTTGATGAAGCAGATAATAACGCTGTGACATAATAACAGTACTACAATATAAAATTAAAAAGCGTCTTTTAGGGCGCTTTTTTTACGTTATATCAGCATATAATAGTTAAATTTAGATAAATATACTTAACAATTAAGGAATAAAATATCATGGCAAGACCTAAACCAACAATAATATTAGAGTATACAGACTCTAAAACATATAGAAGCGAACAAGTTCTTAAAGCGACTGCAATATATGCTGTATTTTACAAAGGTGAGGCAATCAACTTACGGTCACTTAATAGTCTAATTAACTTTCCGGGACCGAAATATAAAAAGTGCTCTTTTTCAAATCCTGGACATGCTTATAACTTAGCAGAAAAACTAAATGATTTATTTAAATGTGATGATTTTGAAGTTTATTTGCTTGATAAGGGACAAAAGTTATCTCCGAAATAACATAACATTACAATGACTAAAACTGAATTAATAACATACCTAAACTTAAATACAAAAGGTAAATGTGCTGGTAGAAAAGAATATAAAACCAATGATATTTTTATTAGTTCAACAAAAGAAAATCATAATTTCAGATTGACCACGATGGGCAAGGATATAATGTCTAGGCAATTTGATACCTATACTATTAAATTACAAACCGCTTACATGATAGAAACCGGAACACAAATAATACAATTGGATAGATATATGTCTACCCCATATTATTTGCGTAATGGTAAACTTATAATTTTTGAAGAATCATTAGCGGCAGAGTTTTTATTACTTGATAGCGATTTCGATTTATGGATCGAAAATAAAAAATACACACAATAATAAATATTCCTCTTGACATTCTAAACGAATCACTATATAAAGAATATATAGACAGTAATAAAGGGATATGATATGTTTGTTGTTAAAACACAAATTCTAGAAAATTATGGTGCACATTCAGCAGATGGCAAATTTTCAAATGGTAATGCTTACTGGAAAATGAAGGGCGGCAATGAATATATTGTGAAAGATGTAGAACGTCCACAAGATGCTATGGCATTTATTGCTGCAAAATATATGGTAAATGATCTGTATTGCAAAGAGTTTCCGATAGAAGCCATGACATGGAAAGAATGGCAAAATGAGTTAATGGATGTTGACGAAGGTTACCGTGCTTTTCTAGTAGAAAATGCAATACCAGCATCTCCTCTCCAGTCTTAAAAAGTTCTTGACAGTACAATTCAACTACGCTATACTATAAGTTATAGTAGTAATCAAAATAGAAAGAGAATCATAATGGTACAAGTTTCAACTCATGATATGGATGTTCGTTTAGTTCGCCCAAGTGATATTCGTGAAGAAGTTAACTATGCAATGAATCGAAAGCGTCCTGTCTTTATTTGGGGACCTCCGGGCATTGGAAAATCTGAAATTGTAAGTTCTATTACACAAGAACGATCAGGATATATGATTGATATGCGGCTTGCACTTATGGAGCCCACAGACTTGCGTGGTATTCCTGTTCCAAATATTGAGACTGGACTGATGGAATGGTTACCGCCTGCTGATCTTCCCACTCAAGAACTTGCTGACCAGTTTGATTGTATTGTTTTATTCTTAGATGAAATGAATCAGGCACCGCAATCAGTACAAGCAGCAGCATATCAGTTAATTCTTAATCGGCGTCTAGGTAACTATAAACTTCCTGAAAATGTTCTAATCGTTGCTGCAGGTAACCGTGAAAGTGACCGTGGGGTTGCGTATCGTATGCCTACTGCACTTGCTAACCGCTTTGTTCACCTTGAAATGACAACTGATTTTGAAGATTGGCAGACTTGGGCACTTGAGAATAATATAGATGCAGAAGTCGTAGGTTATGTTACTGCTAATAAAATGGATCTAATGAGCTTTGATCCTCGCACTGCATCGCGGGCATTTGCAACTCCTCGTTCATGGACTTTCGTATCTCAAATGCTCCCAATGCCAGGTGAGCAAATCACTGATAGTCGTTTGCATGACTTGATTTCTGGCACAGTGGGCGATGGTATCGCTACTAAGTTTATGGCACATCGTGCAATTGCAGGCAAACTTCCTAATCCAACTGACATCTTAAATGGCACAGTTACTACATTAACACCGGAAGCACGTGAAATATCTGCCATGTTCTCACTAACTGCTTCACTATGCTACGAACTTAAAGATTTTTTAGACCGTAACGGCAAAGAAAAAATGGATGAGTTATACAAAATGGCTAACAATTTCTTCAACTTTATGATGGATAACTTTGAAACAGAAATGACCGTACTTGGTGGTCGGACTGCACTTAAAGTTTATAAACTTCCACTAGAGCCACGCAAAGTTCCTTGTATTGAAAAGTTTTTCAAAAAGTATGGTAAACTAATTATTGATGCTCATAATACTTAATTAATAAAAAGGGCACTAGATGCCCTTTTTTCTTGACAATCTAAATAATAGATGCTATATTACTATTTGAGTAAATGAAAAGGGAAATTACATGCGTATCGAACCAGAAAAAATTACAACTGAAGATGATTTCAATGCAGTATTTGATGACCTTTTAAAGGAAAACGGTATAGAAATCGATGAAAATTCTGAAGAACCTGTAGTATTCGAATATACTGATAATGAAGTTAAAGAAATGATTGTTTCAGGACGTGTTCGTCTATTGATTAAACATCCCTTCTTTGGTACACTTGCTACACGTTTGAAACTTGTTGAGGCAGAATGGTGCCCAACAGCCGCAGTAGATGGTAAACATTTCTATTATAATTCAGATTTCTTCCGCACTATGACACCCGAAGAAATTGACTTCATTGTAGGACATGAGGTATTTCACTGTGTATATGATCATTGTGGTATTGGCAGTCGTTTAATGGACTTCGTAGAAGACGAGCGTGATGCAAAGTTGTGGAATATTGCTGCTGATTATAAAGTCAATCAGGCAACAGTAGAATCAAAAATCGGCACAATGCCAAAGCAAGCATTGTATGACCGCAAATATTACAAATCATATACCGAAGAAATATATCGTGACCTCTTACAACAACAAAAAGATGGAAAAGATTTTAGTGATACTGACACACTTGATGAACATATGTTCGGTGATAGTGAAGGTAATGGCAGTGGCGAAAATGATCCCACTGGACGTAAAGCTCCTATCAAAATTTCAAAAGAAGAAGCCAAAGAAATTAAAGACCAAATGAAACAGGCTGTATTACAGGCCGCTCAAGCATCTGGTGCTGGCAATCTTCCTGGTGATATCAAGCGTATGATTAAAGATATGACAGAACCGAAAATGGACTGGCGTGAATATATTAATCTAAGTATCCAAAGTTCTCAAAAAGCAGATTTTACATGGATGCGGCAATCTCGCAAATCACGTAGTATGGGTATCTATCTACCAGGTATGGACAATGAAGTTATGGTAGATGCTGCAATAGGTATTGATGTATCTGGTTCTATATCTAAAGATATGATCCGTGACTTCTTGGGAGAAATTTATGGAATCATGCAACAATTTCAAGATTTCCGTTTAAAAATATGGACTTTTGATACTCATGTATATCCCGAATCATTTAAAGAATTTACACCAATGAATTCAGAAGAATTAAAAGAGTATGAAATTATTGGCTGCGGAGGAACAGATTTTGCTTGTAATTGGGACTTCATGGAAGAAAATCAAATTGAACCGGATAAGTTTATCATGTTTACTGATGGTATGCCATTTGGTAGTTGGGGTAATCCTGCGTATTGTGAAACTTTGTTTGTTATTCATGGCTCACAGCATATTGTGCCACCATTTGGCGAATACACATATTACGAATCATAGTAAAATATAAGTATAAATATAATTATGAGCAATGATACACTATTATTGAATGCTAATGGTGCGCCGTTAAGCGTGACACCGTTATCAACTTTAACCTGGCAAGAGAGTATAAAACTTATCTGGTTAGATAAGATAAATGTACTTGAATGGCATGATTGGACTGTAAGGTCAGTTAATCATAGTATGCATGTACCTAGTGTTATTTGTGTTAGGGAATACATGCCACACTCTGGCACAATTAATTTCTGCCGAGCAAATGTTTTTATACGTGACAGATATACATGTCAATATTGTCATAATACATTCAATAAGAAAGATTTAACACTTGATCATATATTACCAAGAAGTAAGGGTGGCAGAACAAATTGGCATAATATCGTAAGTGCGTGTAAAAAATGCAATCATAGTAAAGGAAATAATTCAAATATTGTACCCAAAGTTATGCCAGATAAACCCAGTTTTTATCAAATGTATGGAAGTAAAAATTTTACATTAAACATAAAGCATGAAATTTGGCTAAAATATCTAAACTGGCCAGATGAATATGTAAATATGGTTGCATAAAATCACTTGACAACAATCACTTAATATAGTATAATTGTAGTATGAATAAGAGTTTATTCATATTATATAT